CTCCTCTTTACAGGTTTGGTCCTGTCTTGGGCTTTCGCCCAAGAGCCCGCAGACTCTGCTCCTCTAGGGTAGCGGAGCAGGCTGCAGGCAAAGAAAGAGACCCCCGCTTACAAAGCGGATCCGGCTTCGCCTAACAGTTCATGATAGAACTCATCGGCGAGGTACGGTGCACCTGGTTTCGCACGGCGTTTCCGACATTTTTGATTTGTCGTAACGGGGGGTTGCCCATTCACTGGGTCCCCAGTGCGGTTCCAATGTGTATTATGCCAGTCAGCGTAAAGACCTAAATCGGGTATCTCTTCTCCTCTTTCCAACCGTACGAGACGGTTTGTTGGAGGATCGGAGGTCACCAATTGGGTATCTAACGCATAATCCCGGCCACCCCAAAGATCTCTGGGTACAAGACGTGCTAATTTGGTCCACATGTTATACGTGGATGGCACTATATGTTCCCGACCCCCAGCAGCAAACGCCCAACGGCGCAGCTGGTTCGCCACACGGATCAAGTCCGTGAGACGAGTAGGGATCTTTTTGAGATAGAAAGGAGTTACATCCTCTCCTAGATGGTAATGCCCACCGCAGGATTCCCGAAAGGGGCCTGTGGCGAAACTCTTGTCAGGGTTCACGGAGAAACCAAACTCCCTTAGTACCCAACAAGCATCCTCATACATCCCAGAAGGGATGATGAGGTCATCACCATATACGGAGATAATGCCCCGATAGCCTGTGAAATATGAGACGGTACGCATAAGAGCCCAAAAGATCAAACTTTCAAGCTCGAACGTGAAACCGTTTCCCATACTCGAGAACATCTCGGTTTGGACGAGTGTACCCTCAACCCAGATGCACTGGCTTCGAATATCGTTGAGATATAAGAACCAGTCATCAGGAAGAAGAGATTCGACAGCTGACCTCGTGATCGTGTCACTCGCCGACGACAAATCAAGCGTTGCTAGGGAGCCATCAAGGCTACCCTGGAACGCATGTCGTCGGTTAATTGATTGATCTTGAAGGTCAATGCCGAAACGTCTAAGACGACGTCGAATGTGGTTACCCACACCCTTCTGTAGGTACATATTGATATCAGGCTCTTTACAAGCACATCTATCAATTTCCGTTTTCTTTGGAACGGTGAAGAGTACGGCGCCTTCCACTTCCCTAAGGTTGTAGAAAACTCCGAGCTCTCGCAACAGCGGAGCCTCGTGGTGGATCACACCTACGTAGGGCGCTGCCGCCGATGTAACATCGGCCTGGCCGGTGAACTTAAGAGCTGGATGGCTCTCAGTTCGGCGGCGACTCGTGCTTGCACCCCCAGAGAAAGATCCCAGAACCAACTCGTTATTGAGCGGTCCCAGGACCTCTGAGATAATGCGTTGCGCAAAGCCCAAGAAGGAGTAGAATGTAACACGAGGCAGTATGTTATACTGTCGTGACATCCCACGCAAACGCGCATTCGTATGCGCATTACCACGCTCGGTCTCCAACCACTTACGGATGGCCGACGTACGTCGAATATCCGCAGGGACTAAGTTCTCAGAGCAAAGCTTGCTCAAGTACTCATTCCGAAGGTGAATAGAAGCGAAGTCTTCTTGACCATCCAAAAAGCTTGTAAGCTCAAGGATAGTAGCTACGGTCGATGCGTCTAAGCCCAGGTTCCGATTCTGGAACTTTGTGTTACTGGACGTTCGACACTTCTGCTTTCGGTTATGCTTGTGCATGTTTCGGTTCCTTGTGGATTCCGGAAAACCATCACGCTCACTAATGCGAGCGCAATGAGGAGAGCACATACCCCGAGGATAAGACCATCGGAAGTAGTTCCCACGATACGCTCGGACAAGTTAATAAATGTCCGAGACGTTGACGAGCAGATCATTGATCTGCGTCTGAGAAGCGGCAAGAGCGTTGGCCATAAGACCAACGGCATCCTTCCGTTCCTGATCGGTGGAAAGCTCATCGAAAGTAGTCGCAAACTCCACGTAAGCAGTCCGGACAACCACTGGGGACGAAACCCCATTGATCACCTGGGTCTGCACTACGGGCACCTGCAACCGCAGCTGTGCTTTATACTTACCACCAGACTTACGAAGACTCGCCGTAAACCGCGGATTACCCGCGGGGACCGACGTCTTTTCGCTGAAGACATGGACATTATTTGCCGCGTCTCCATCAGGTGAGTAAGTGTG